CTAGTGGCGTTTGCTGATTTTTAACTATCCACGACGATGTTGTATCGCGCATAAACGGTCGATACGCACCTGCAATTACCCCACTTGCGGGATTAGTATAGTCAGGTGAGCCAACAATTATAAAATTGTTCGAACACGCAACACTAAAACCAAATGACTCTCGCTCTGACAATCCTAAAATTGTAGGTTCTAATTTTTCAGTTAAGAAATAAAGAGAGTCTTTTTTGTCAAAAACGTATACAGCTCCAAAAAAGTTGTCGTAGTCAACAATAAATGTCGAAATGCTATCAAACGTAGTTCCTTCAGTTTCGAATATATCAACCCGAGTTGCTGCGTTTTTTGCACCAACTACCACGGTACTACCATCGGCGCTAATAGATATGCTATGACCAAAATTCTCATCTAATAAATCTTCAAAACTAGCAAGAGTTTGATCTAATACATATTCAGTATCTGAAAGAGAAAAGACGTATGCAGCTCCTTGATCTCGATAATCGTTATCAACTTTTGGACTAGAAATCACTAATGTTGATGCATCATAAGTAATTGCTAAATCGAAGCCGAATTGATCAGATCCTGTTTGTAGTTGCCCAATCGAATCGCTAGTAATTTCTTGTAAAAACGCATACGACGTTCCGTTAAATTTGTAAATACGAACCGAACCTAAGTGATTTGTTTCACTATCTTCAAACCAGTCAGAACCAGCTGTAGGTTCTTCTTCAGTGTCAGCTATTGCTCGATAAATAAACCCATTATAAACTACAATATCGTCCTGTAGGTATGATCTGTTTTCTGACCATAGCCCTCGGTATGTTAAATCTACAGAACTAACTGCGAGAATTAAACCATTTTTGCTTAGTTGAACTTTTTCTCCGAAGTTGCTAATTAGTGCTTCGGTGATTGTTTGATCAAGTGACCATGATTCTAAATTCGGATCAAAGCTATAAATGTACACTGACGACGTTGCAGCAGATGCAATTGCTAGCACGTCATTCCCGTCGATAGTTCCGAATGATACTTCTGTTGGATCAATCCCGGTTATAGGGTCCAAAGCTGTCCAGCGATTGTCAAAATATTTGTAAGTGTAAACTTTTGATCCGGTTAATGACGAAATTGCCATTAGCAATCCTGATTCATTAACATCAATGCTTAATCCGAACTGAGTTTCAGTAAAGAGCGTAGGTGCTAATGTTTGAACTACAACTAACTCGTTATTTCTTTCTTCTAAACATAGCACTCTCGCTTTGTTATCCGGATCAGCAATTATGCCAGCGACTGCGCTGTTTACACTCGCATACGACTGCTGGCGAGCAGGAGAAAAAGCAACGTTCGAACCTAAACGGTTTGTATTATTAACTAACGAACGAGTAATGTTGCCAATTTTATCTTTAAACTGCGGTTGTTTTGAAACTATCTCCCATTTACCGTCTACGTTATCAACCCAAAGAGTTGATCCTGCTGGAAGCTTGGCAATCGATGTTGGATTAGCACTATCAAAAGTATCAAATCTACTATTTTCTAATAATAATAGTGGTTTTGAAATACCTGTAAACGATAATGTTCCTTGCGGTACTGTAATTGTAGCGCTCGAGCCAGTCACTGACATTACTTCGTAAAACCCATGCAATTCTGGAATATTTCTAATACCAATTATGTCAAAGGGTAAAATCGAAACTTCTCTGTTAAAAGTAAGAGTTGCAGTTGTTCCTTGCACTGTTATGTTTACTATTCGAACATTTGATTCGACTAACCGATGCACCGACCACGATGATTTGTCAAACGTAAACCAGATATAATCATTAGGCGTTAATGAGTCAATGTCAACTGATGTTAAAGACTGTTTATTTGGAAGTGATAGTGAAATGTCGTTAACGTTAACATACCCTGCAACTCGAAGAGATACCGGTTCGGCAGTTGTCGGAAACACATCTACTGTAAATGGGTCTGTACTAACTGTAAAACTTCGGGGCGTAATAACATATTTACTCGAAATGCTAACATCTGGTAAAATTTCGTTGATTAAAATGTTCTGAGAATTACTTAGTTTATCCTTTTCGACTATAAATTCTATTTCTTGTAGCTGATCAGTACCACCGAGATTTCCTACACGGAATGCCCATTCTTCGTTGATAATTACACCGTCGTCGGTTGATCGACTCAGGCGACCAAATACTTTAGAAATTGATCCGATAATTCCTTTATCACGAATAAATCCTTGATAAAGTTGATATTGAGTTGTTGAATCTTCTGCAATTTCTTCTAAATACGATCGTGCTTGATAACCGATAGTATGCCGAGCTTGTTCTCGCTGGGCTAATTGGATACTGTCAGCATCTACTTCAAAGTACTCTGAAATTTGTTTAATACGGAAATCAAAGTTTGGAACTAATCCTTTTGTTATTGCCTGAGATTGAACTGCCCAACTACTATAGTTAAACTCGCCATTACTCTTATGATTCAATAAACTAGTAAATACTCTCGATCTATACCGAACCATATCGCCGATTTTGTAATCAACATACGGTTGCCAAGAACGTATTTCAGCAGAGTCATACACGAATCCCGGAGTATTGAAACTTCCGGTCCAATCGACAGTTCGAAAACCGCGCGATTTAATCCGTTCTTGTCTAAATCCTGTAGATTTATCAAAAATAACATCGTTGAATACTGTTCGATCGTCAAAAACTACTACATGTTCATTAAGCGTAAAGCTTAATTTAATAAAGTATATTCCAGTTCCGTTGTTTGTTGTAATAGATATTGTTTCTAGGTCGCGATCGACGTCAATTGCTGATAGTGGTATAGGCGTTCTATCAACTTGTAAAATTTGATAGTTGTCAAAATTGTTAATTAAGCTTTCTAGATTACCAAATGACTTATTAACAGTTATGTTTAATGCACTCGGACTCAAAGAAATAATTGACCCAACTTCCCAGTTTTGTCTAGACCAAAACAAAAACTCTTTACAACTAGTAACCCAGTTTAACGGAACTTGATTGTCAGGATCATATTGATCAAATACAAATCCTTGGTCTTTTAATCTTGACTCGTACCCTAATAACAAATCAACCACTGCTTGTAACGAAGATAGTACCGTCCCGTAGCTAATTATTGTTACTTCATTCTTTTTAAATTTAGTTCTTTGAATAGCAGTTGAATTGCCAACTACAGGTAATGACGGTAGCTTAACCCAAAACGTCAAATCAAATGAGTCTACACTAGCATGAGAACGAACACATCTATAAAAATCGTCCCGATACTTAGCAACTTGGCCGTTAATATAGCTAGAGTTTTCAGCCCAATTTACAAACTCTTCAGATACTCCGCCTACAGAAATAATAGGATCGCCTTTATTTTCAATTGGTTGGTAAATTTCGATAAACGGTTCTGAGACGTTATAACCAGACACTGCCCACCCGTTAGACAATTTTTCAACAACTATTCCACTGTATGATAATGCTTCTATCGGCGAGCTTTCAACTGACGCAATAAAATAACTTTCAGCAGGAACAAATACACCTGATGAATACGGTACTTTGCTGTCTAGTACAAATTGTTGCTTTGTTTCGTCAACAAATCCACCGGCTCTAAGTGTTAGTCTAACATCGAGAGAATTTATAAAATCAATTACACTGTTACCGTTGCTGCCTACTGACTTTGCATAGTCGACTATGTAAGATAATAATCCAACTGGATAATCTTGCAATTTTGTAACTGTACTAAGTGTTACGAATCTTGATGTAGCAGTGTCAACACGTTGATTAATATTATTAACTCCCGTGCTATCAATGTTCAGCAGTTTTCCAATAAATTCTAACGGTTTAAGTAAACACAAAGAAATCATTACAGCGAAAGGCCATTCAGATGATGATCTCCAAGCATACTCAACCGGGGCAACATCGCCGTACTCAAACGATCGAAGCGTATACGACTGTGATACTCCGGATATTATTCCTGCGGCAATCGGATCTAACAAACTTCCCGCGGCGTCAACCGGCAAATAAGCCAGCAAGTTTGGACGTGCAAACCGCTCATATGTACCAGCCCGGTCGCCTTGTCGAATGTTGCCGTCTCGCAAATCTGTCCATAATAGTAGATTATTACTACCATAGTCAGTGCCGTATTGATTCTCCCACCACGCTGGTTTTTCTGAAAAACCTAACATTTCCCAAGGTGCAGTGTGAGGACGAATAGTTTCAAACAGCTCCAAATAGATGCCTTTCCAGTATCCTGGTACCGGGCCGTTAATTATCGAACTCGAAGCGTTACTGTAATTATAAGTAAACGGTTCATTCTGAACTGTATAAGAGTTTACAGTGTAGTCGACCCCTGCAATTTGATTCCATCGCAGAAAATCTCTAAACACAATCGGACTTACATCTGATTGTGTAAACTCGCTGCCTATAACGTGGTCTATATTAAATACTGACTCATCGTAGCTGTTCTTTATATTGTTGTATATTCTTAATTCTAATTCTAATAATAGTTCGTTTAAATACTCATCAACACCTACAGTTATACTTCCGTCGTGCCCGCGAACTACTGCAACTGGTGTTGCATACGTGTCGTCAATAAAAATCTCAGGTTTGAATTTTTTGTATAGTCCGATTGATGACGGTGTTGGAGGTATATATGACGCTGATGTTGAAATGTACTCTCTAATTGTTAGTACATCTGATACTACTAAAGTAACAAAAACACTAACTGTTCCAGCATTATAATCAAATGTATAGTCGACTCCATTAATTAGCTGCTGATCGTTTAAGTATATGTAAACTGCACGGGTACTTGGTGTAGTTAGATCAAACGAGTCAGACAAGTTAAAAGTAGTAATTGCTGAATTTGTAACTTGAATTAGTGTTTCAGTGTACGCACCACTGCCAATCATATCCGAAAATGCAAATGGTGATTGTGTTGATTTAGATCTCGCATACTCTGCAATTATCGAATCGACTGCTTCTGCTGCGTTGTCAAATCGAGGAAGTCGTTTCGCAATTTGTAAAAACTGAGTTTTAAATGATGAGTAAACTTTGTTTGCGTATCTTAATGATTTTACAATGTTATTTTCTTTATTGCAAAGAGTAGCTAACGCCAACGCCGGCAAACTTGCATGTTTAACAAATCTAGTCGATCGCTGTATAAAATTTAGCTCGTTTCGAATTGCTACTTGAGGATCGCTAAATTCAAACGCCGACATTAAGTGGTCAGCTGCTTCGCCTAACGTTAACGTAGACAACTCGCTGTTTAACGGATTTCTTTCTAGCGCTGTTGGGAATTCATAGTTGCCGGTCACCGGTGTAGCATTAGCGATAACTTTAATCGTTACTTCGTCGCCAGCCGTAAATTGTGTTAGTAAAAATGTAAAGTTGTTTTCTGATCGAACTGGATCTTCGTTAATTCTTACTCCATTTTTGTAAAAAACTGCACTGAAGTCTACGCTATTCCAGTCAAACGTGCTAAACGAAACACTATTAGTTGTAACTGCGATTGAAACTGAATCTACTACAGATCCGAGAAATTCATTATTAAGAGCAATCCACCCATTTTCTTTAACACTATCTTTTTCAAAAAACCCATTTCTAATATGCTCTGTTACAGTAAGCTGGTTTTGTAAGTATGAAAAGTTGTCAGAATCGAAAAACCACGTAAACTGTATGTCGCCGGAGTTATTAACCGTTTGGTACTTAATTGGAAATCCAAGTTCAGTGTCATTTATTCCTGTACTAACTGAATATCCAAATAGCTTCGATCCGGAAAATGTCGATGCAGGATAAATTGAAGTGTTAGAATAGCTATTACCGTTGCTGTCAAATGCATCAAATAGTGGTGCTTGGTTAATAGTGCTTTTAACTTGCCCGCTAAACAATGTTAGCGTAGCATCAAACTCAATAATCGGTCTCTTAGCTCTCTTAGTTTCGTCGTAATTAAAGTTTAAATCAGTAATGTCGTCAACATGCACCCAATGATTTGATTGCTGCCACGCATTTCCAAATTCGTCAGCAGTCATTACTATGTAGTCTTTTGGACCATTAGTTGGATCTATCCAAAAATACTGACGATAGTTAACAAACTTGTCCCAATTTATCGGAGGATTCCATGTATACATTTCTTGATTATACGAAATATCATCTCGCATAACACTGTTGCCGAAAAACTTAATCTGAGACTTTAAGTCTATGATATCATAAACGTTACTAATAACTTCGTCTGCTGAGGTTGTTATAACACCCGGTTCTAATTGATAAAAAGATCGTGTCGACTCATCGTTATCAATATACACATCGCTAGCATTATAAGTTTTTCCGTATTTTCTGCCAACATAGCCGATTGTTTTAGACAGTACACCAGGCTGAGTTAGAGCATCAAGAGTTCCTGCTAGAAATTTCTTGTTTGAAATAGACCTAAAAACCGAAGGAAGGAGGTCAACTGTTCTTCGGATAGGTAAGTTACTTTTAGGATAGTTTTTTTTGATCATATGTTACGTCGCTGATATAATTGTATTTATCGGTGCTCTAACTTCGGTCGCATTAATTGATTGGACAATTTCAATGTCGTCAACTGTTGCGCCGCTAATAAAAATCTCGTCCGATCGGCTTTGAATTTCAAACAAGCTTCCAAATGACTGAGACGGATCTCTTGGTATTATTGCAATGTTTGTAACATCTGGAGCAGTTTCAGCAATAACATACGTGATTAGTTCGCTTATGTAAAAACGGTCACCGAAATTCCAGTTTGAAAGATCAAAAAATCGGTCAAATGCATTAATAATTCTAACTTTAAGGTCACCGATGTCGACCGATCTCTCAGGGTTTTTAACTACTTTAAACACTGCACGTAACTTTGGTTCAGCAGTGCTTCCGAACAGTATTCGATACTTAACAGGACGATATATAATTTCGTCGCTAATTGCTTTTACTGCTGATAGCTTAGACCCAAATTCTACTCGAAGATCCTCAGTTGTTGGAACTTCGGGCATCGGAGCAATCCCAGCAAGATATTGTCGGAATTGTGAATTATAAGCACGTGTCATTAAGAATAAATCTATAATGTTACTAGCACTAGGATCAATACGTCTTTCAACTGCCGCGTTGTGTACATACTGAAATTTAATGTTTGATTTACCATTTACTACTTTGTACAACGGATTGTTAATAACATCAGCAGGATTTACTGTAGAATCTAAGTAATACACAATATTTCTATTCGAATCAATGTGTTGTTTAAGTGCAATTGTACACTGATTTGTTACAAATAAACTAAAGGAATCAGGATTATCAATAATACCATCTGCGTCACTATCATTAAATTGCAAGACAACTTCATAATTACTTGCATAACCGTCAGCTAACTTTACAACGTCGCCAATAATAAAATTAGTATCAAATGGCAATGGGGTCCCAATCGTACAAGGGTTTACACTTAGAATCTTAACTAAGTCCGGCGTCACTAAGCCTAACTGATCGTTAAATTGCTTTTCTGATGTATCAAAAAAGAATCGGTTCTGCCGGACACTTCCGAAAATGTATTGCAATCCACGATATGTTACTGTATATTCTCCTTCAGTAACACTTTTAAACAAAACAAACCACGAAGCGTCAGCATTAGACCCACTTGTATCTCCAGTATTAGTTAAGCTAAACTCGCTATCAAAATCAATGTTGTTTTCTGAAATTATTCGCCAAGATCGCAAATCGGCATTATAGCGAATAGCAAACGTTAGATTTGCTTGCATGTTATTAATGATCGTATTTTCTAGCGCGGTCGGTAAGTTGTTTACAAACTTCGGAACAATCTCAGATAGTATTGAACCTTCCGGGATTTCATTGTTAACAAAAATACCACCGAGATCGTTAGTAAGAGTTGATCCATCACCAACTACTTTGATAACTTTAACCCATAGTCTGTCGGGCATCGATGATTGCGCTGGCGTATATTCACCGCTAGCTGGTATAAATTTTAACATTGCTCCGGTTTCGACAAATTTTAAGTCATCTGCTACGCCTGCGCCAACAGGAACCGGAGAATTTGAAACTGTTAAGAAACCGGTTGATAGATTTGATTCTTCTTCTGTTACTGTTTGCCACGATACAGTTGACGCAAATGACGACTTTCGTGGAAATTTATTTAGAAATAAATTATATGTTGCTTGATCAGTAAATATTGGCTCAACACTAGTGTTAATAAAATCTACTAAATCAGTTCGAGAAATAAATCGTAAGTTTAAAAAGTTTTCGTTTTGCTGTTGATATATGTACCCGTCGTCTGCAAAAACTGTAATATCGCTATATTTTCCTGAACTATCAATTAGATCAAAGTTTCTAGAAATTCCGCTCGAAACTCTGTTAACTGCTTTAACTTTAATAATATTTTGAGAGCTTGTTAACGGAGCAAGATTATAGTCCTCAGCAGTAATCATGCGATCTTGAGTGTAGTATTGTGCTGGAGCATTAAATCGAATTGCATCAATTGACTCAGTTGCGGCTGCATTAGAAACCGTAGTTTGCAGTGATAGCCCGATTCTCATTGAGTGTAGTGTGCCGCTATCTGCTGCATATTCTATAGGCACAAATATATTTTGCATTTCATTAGGACGTATGACATATTCTAGGCCATTACTTATTCTAGCAAATAGTCGGAAGTCACCTTTTGGCAAATTTCCAAATACGCCATCCGGAAATACTAACTCAATAGTATCATTAACCCGCGTTTCTGCAAAGAATACATTTCGTATTCCTTCAAAAATACTGTTGTATGCAATATTATTACCGGTTAGTGATGGAACTTTAGTCCACTTGTTTTGTACACTTCCGGCTGAATTAACCGAAAATAACCAAACATCATCATTATTGATGTTTGCTGTGTTTACAAACACTCGCTCGTTTGGCATTGGAGTTTCTATGTTAAAGTCAATTTGCTCTAAACTTCCTTGTTTAAACATCATGAAAAAACCAGTGTTCGGAGATGAAGGGCCGCGGCCGTCGTTGCGATAAACAAACCCAGTAAATGTTCCGTCAACTGGATCTTCTTCGTAAATTTCTTCAGAGTCGTTAAACACAGTACTAACAACTTCAAACGTCATTCTCTGATTTGCAACTGCCTTAGAAAACGAATAAACCGGAACTCCGGTGTTATTTGATCTAAATCGGTATTGATCAGTGTTAATGTTTTGTATTTTTCTGCTGCGTTCACTACGACCAAATTCTAAGTTGTCAACCATTGTAGCATTTAGCACTAATATAAAGTGCTCATACCAGTCAGAATTCGTAGGATCGTCCCATAAAATTGTTTGTCGACCGATGTTGATTCCGTTGCTGTCAAAAACGTCTTCAGTTGTTGATATTGAAGTTATTTTTAATAAACCGCTTGCTGCAATATTTCGCTTAGCGTTGTAACTAAGCATACGAGCTAATCTTAATACGCTGTCTTTTCTTGCAGCTAAATCAATAAAGTTTTCTCGACTATTGAGATCTATGCGAAATGCCAAACTCTGACCAAGAAACGCAACTGCATCAATAAGCGCCAGGTATTCTGAGCTTTCAATGTAATCGTTAAAATCTTCCGGATAGTTTTCTCGAAGATATGAAATGATAACACGTCGGAGGTTTTCAAAATCGTATGACTTGAAATCAGCATTTTTAAAAGTTTGATAAATGCGTGTCCAGTCTTGGTTTAAAATTAAATCGGTTTGTCTCGATGTTGCGGTCATAATTATTTCCTGGTTATGCTATATTTACCAAAATTTTAAACTGATCAGATAACTATAGAATTGTTACGATCGAACGTAAATTGCATTTGTTCTGCTATGTTAAACGGTCGGTAAATTACTAATGCTTCGACTCTGATGCCATTATCAGTTGCGTCAACTGCTATAGATTCGATTTCTATTCGAGGATCGTAGTTAATAACAGTTTGAACATCATCGAGTATTGCTTGCTTAACTTGCCCAGTAAACGGTTCAAAAAGCAAGTCCCAGATTTGAGTTCCAAACTCTGGATTATTTAATTTTTCGCCTTTGCGAATATAGAAATGATTTATAATGTCTTGTTTTACTAGCTCAATGTCGTACAACTTAAAATTTCGAGACGGGTTAAACGAGCTAAAGCCCTTATAACGAAACTCTGACTGCACTTTGTCACCAGTTGTTACTTCGTTAACAGCAATTGTTTTTTTGTTGTAAACTTTAGTCATATATTATTGCTCCTTTGGTATTTGGGCTCGTGTTTGACCCGGAGAAACTTTCGTCGGATCCAAATTTTCATGTTGCGGCCATGGTTCATGCATCGGCACCCTGCCTAATATTGTTTTAACTTTACCAGCGACGAACCGTTTGTTATCCCACTCTAGCGGTTGGAGAGACGGAGCTGCACTTGCTGAAATCAAATCAATGTCAACTCCGTCTAAAACTTTCGATCGGGTTGCAGTTGACGCATCAGCAGCTTTAGTGAAGCCGATAATACTAGCCGACGAAGCAGTAACAACAAACTTGTCGGTAGAACTAAATTCGTTGGTATCAGCTGCTGTAAACTTGCTAGCTTTTTATGATAAGTTAAAATCTTCAATCGAAGTAAACAACATTCGCTGTTTTGATGAAACATTGTAATCTAGAGAAGTTGTAGTGTACATATTTCCTCTAACATTTGTGTTAAAGTCTGTTCCTATATCAAAGTTTGCTCCACCGGCATGTGATTTTAGATTAATGTTTTGGCCTGCTTCAATGTTAACATCTCGTCCTGCTCGAAAATTAAGATCTTGTTCGGTGTGAATTGAAATAGAATCTTGAGCGTAAATATCGATCTTTCCATTGCTAGTCATTTCGATCCAAGTAGTACCACGAGCATTACCGATGTAAATCAAATCTTCAGAATTATGTAATAATATTTGATGACCTGTTCGGGTACGGAATCGAACATACTCACTTTCGGGAATATTTCTCTCGCCAGCTGGACTGTCAACATATTCCATTTTTGTAGTACCAGCAGGACCTTTTCTGTTTTTCTTTGGATTCCCGTCATCCATTACAAACTGCGTGCCACCTAATCTTGATTTAGGTAAGGTAAATGTTTTTCCAGAGCTGTCTAACTGAAAAGAGAATTTTTCAGACGTGTGATCAAATGGTCCAGGGGTAGAAATCCCAAATACCGAACTCGGAGCTTCACGTCTAGCCGATGATGTAGTTACACCACGGACAAAATCTTCAATTAGACCCTGCTCAGCAATTTGTTTAGCGAACGGATGCACAGGCCGAAGTTGTTTATCTAGTGATGTCTGTGGCGTATTAATAGAATTTGATTGTG